CAGTAGGCCGTCCGGTATCGAGACGTTCACTAGCTCGACGGCGGTCGTGACGTTCGCCGCGTTGTTGACGTTCGACGTCACCTTGTGGACGACGATCGGCCCCTGCTGCCGAAAAACCCGCTTGTCGATGATCGCGGCGCTACCGATCGACGTGTCGTTCGCTGGCACGTAGACCATGGCGATCACGACATCATTCGCGGTACGGGCGGGCGGCTTCGGGCTCGCGGCTGCCGTACCTGCCCGAACTTGCAGAGCCCCGGAGCTGTCAACGACAATCAGATCGATTCGCGGGTTCGTGGCGTCCGCCGTGGTGATCGTGACGTCCGCGGCGGCCACGGCTTTGAGGACGCCGTTTGTGAGGACCGAGCCCTTCGCGACCGCAGGCGTCATGTCGGCGCCGCCCGTAACGGCTAGCCCGGAAAGCACGCAATCAATGCCGGAAGAGCCGGCCTGTATGATGTCCCAGTCGACGTCGAAGACGATCGACTGAGTGTTAGAGTCGCCCGCTCCTTTGTTGGGAAAACCGAAGGCCATGGGTTACGGCAATAGCGAAGTGATGAGGGTGTCGAGGGTGCGGAGGTTTCGCGCGTTCATGCCGCGAGTCCGCGGTAAGACCACGAGCGTGCGCCGACGTGATCTCCTGACCCCGGCGTCAGGCTCCCGCCGCTAATCGTCGTCCCCAGGTTCGGGATCGGCACGGTCTGGCATTGCAGGCAGCCGTCGTTCCCCGTCGTGGTCGTGAATTCAGCTACCGCTTCGGTCCACGTCCCGCCGCTCGCCCCGGAGTACGGGGGTACGGCGTCATCGTCGTCGAAGAATAGGAATGAGACTCCGAGCTCATTCGCTTGGTCGGTCGGTCCGAGTGTCGGCGCTGCGAGCGTCCCGCCCGAGTCTTCCGCGGACGCACTGTCTTCGGTCTGGGCGATGCCCGCGCAACTTCGGAATGCGTACATGCGCGCTATAGCCACGTCGACCGTCCCGGTCAGGCCGATCACCAAGTCCGCCCCCGATCCGGTGTACGCGCGAGCAAAGAGGTAATGTTCCTTCGTGCTCGCGTCGAACGTGTCCAGCGCGACGGCCGTCCAGCCAGAGATGGCCGTCGGGAGCACGCCCGCGGATCTCGATCCGAATTGAGTCACGAGGATGTCGCCGATTGCAATCCCCGCCGGGAGCGCGGCCGTAAGTGTCGCCACGACCGATTGGGTTACGCCTGCTCCGGCTGCGACGAACGAGGGCACGCCGCTTGTCCCGCGAATCGTGAAGGAGAGCCGGAACCCATCAGTCCCAGCACCAAGAGACACAGATCCGCCGCTGATCGTCGTGGCGCTCGCGAGGTCCGCCGTCTGGCAGAAGATCGTGGAATTATTTCCGACGCTTGTTCGAAATTCTCCCGTCGGTTCCACCCAGTCCCCGCCGGACTCACCGGTCGATGCCGCAATCGCAATGTCGTCGTCGGCCGCACCGAAAAAGATCGCGATTCGATTCGAGTTCGAAGTCGTGATCGACGGCATGACGAACGCGTTCGAGCTCGATGCCGCGTTCGTCTGATTAGCGATCGTCGAGATGTCCCCGATCCCTCGCCAGGCGTAAGTGCGACCCATAACGCAATTAGGCGTGCCCGAAAGGAGGATGGTCTGAGTCGCCTCTGCGGTTGCGTCAGCGACTACGCGGTATAAAACGATAGCGTCGCGGGAACCGCCGCCATAGTCCGCCTCTAGAACCTGCCACCCGTCAATCGCGGCCGGGAGGATCCCGTTCGTGCGGGACCAGAGCTGCATCAAAATCACGTCCCCGGCAGCGATGCCCGCCGGCATCGGAACTTGAAGAACGTTCTGCGTCACCGCGTGGACGGCACCGGCCCCCGCCGCCACGAATGACGGCATCGTGATCGCGTTCGGCACTCCTAGCGCGATCGGGAAGTAGTGCGCAAAGCTCGTCATTGGATCCGGACCCGGGTACCGATCCACGCCCAGTTCGTCCCGTCGAATTTGCACGACGTGGCCTGTGCCATGCTCGCCGCGAGCGTGACAAGCGTGCCTCCGCCTGGACCGCCGTTCACGATTGTATAGGTATTTGCAGTCGTATCCTTTCGGACTACCGTCATGGTGTCGCCGGCTACAGGCGATCCAGAAGTCCCGAGCGTCAACGTGCGATTCGTTGTAAGTGTCGCCGCGGGAAGCGTGAGCTGCGCACCGTCGGAGATGTTCTTGGTAGCGTCCGCGTCCGCGAGCGTTCCGGCGGTCGGGTCGAAAGGCGTTGCGCCAGTCGCTCCTGTTGCTCCTGTCGCCCCAACGTTGCCCGTCCGGTAGAACTCAAGGGCGCACTCGTTCGTGTTCGAGAACGAGCCGTTGGACGTAACGTAAGTTAGCGCGAGCCGCGTCCAGCCCGCCTCGTCTACGGCCGCGCCGACCGTGTAGACCGCGAAGTCCGTCGTGTTTGACGGCTTCTTGATGACGAGCGTCCCGCGGTGAGCGGTGTTCGTCGAGTCGTCCCACGACAGAACGAGCGCGGAGAGCGGATTTCCGAAGCGATCGAGATCATCGATCGCGATCTCGGTGACGTTCGAGAGCGTGGCGTTGTTCAGACGGAAATCACCGTCTCCCGGGTCGGCGGTAGTCGTCGTCGAACTGTCGAACGTGTACTGGAGGCCAGCCCATGCGCCGGTCGCGCCTGTTGGCCCGGTTGGTCCAGTCGCGCCCGTCGCCCCGGTGGCACCCGTTGCGCCGGTTGCCCCTGCGTCTCCCGTTCGCGAGAACTGAACGAGCGTCGCGCCCTGGAAGCCAGAGCCGGCGACGTACGCAACCGTGACGTTGCTGTAGCCTGTCGGCTGCGCGACGGCGCTGACCGTGTAGAGAACCCACTCGTTCGGGTTGCTGACACGTACGAGCCGGATGTGACCTTTGACGGTGCTCGAGGAGCCCGCGAAGGTAGCGATCGTGGTCCGCCAGTTCGCGGCGTCGCTCCCGAGATCGTCTAAGCGGAGAACGGTCGCGGTGGTGTGGAAGCCCGCGTTGAGCGCGTACAGGCCGTCGCCTGGGTCAACGTCGGTTGTTCCCGAAGTGTAGGTGTACGGGATCGTTATGGCGCCGCCGTTGGCGCCAGTCGGACCTGTGGGCCCCGTTGCTCCCGTCGGGCCGGTTGGGCCCGTTGGTCCCGTCGCCCCGGTGGGCCCTGTCGGTCCCGTTGGACCAGTGGCCCCTGTTGCCCCGGTGGCTCCGGTTCCGCCTGTAGCGCCGGTGGGTCCCGTCGGACCAGTCGGACCCGTGGGTCCGGTGCCGCCCGTCGCGCCCGTCGCGCCAGTTGCGCCAGTGCTTCCGGTGTCGCCAGTTGCTCCTGTTGCGCCCGTCGGCCCAGTAGCTCCCGTGCCGCCGGTTGCACCCGTCGAACCAGTGGCGCCGGTCGGGCCTGTGCTACCCGTCGGGCCCGTCGCGCCGGTAGGACCGGTCGCGCCCGTGGGCCCCTGCCCGCCTACGTTGCCGGTCCGGTGAAACTCGAGAGCGAACGACTCGCCCGAAACGAAGGTCCCGCCCGAAACGACATGAGCGATCGTGAACCGAACGCGCCCGGCCTCATTCGTGGCGGCCCCGAGCGTGTAGATCGCGAAGTTGCCGAGATCCCCCTCGTCGCGGAGGATGACGGTCCCGCGGTGCGCCGAATTGGTGGAATCGTCTTGTGCGAGAAGGAACGCTTCGAGGTTCGAAGCATCCGCGTCGACGTCGCTCAGCGTGAGCTCGCTTGCCCCGGCAAGCGTCACGTTGTCGAGGCGGAAGTGCCCAGCGCTCGGATTGCCGGCAGTATTGGTCGAGTCGTCGAAGTTGTATCGAATCAGCGCGGACGCCGACGACGACCCGAGCCCCTCGATCGTAACAACGCCCGTTCCTGCGTTGTAGGTGAGCTGAGCGTTCGCGAAGTTCAGGATCGCGACGCGACCCGTGCCCTCGACCTGGACGCCGTCCTGTTGAACGACCGGGCCGCGTAGTTTTTCGAACCAGAGCGGATCGGGGATGGTCACGAAGTGCCCTCGTTACGGAGCCGGTCTCACTGCCCGAGCTTCGTTGCCGAGAAGCACACCTGAGGGCCAATCACGTCCGAATCTGATGCGTAGATTCTGGCCGCAAAGGTTGGCGTTGCGCTGTCGTCAGCGAGCGGCACCGCAATTCGCATTACGAACGGCTGGATGCAGCCCACGTCGCCCGCTGCCGCAAACTGAATCGCGCTAGAGTCCTGCGTGGACACGCCGTCGATCAGTATCGAGCCGTGTACGTTGCGCGGACTCGCATTCTGGTTCGCTATCTCCGCGTAAAACTCGAGTAGAAAAACGTCACCCGTCACCGCCGGACCGAAAGTCAGGCTGAGGACGGGCGGAACCGAAGGATCGCTCGACAGCGCGTACGGAAGGCCCTCCAGAATCGATGTGGCCTTCTGAAATTCGCCAGCTGCCGTCGCCTCTTCGAGGTCGCCATCGATGATCCACTCGTTGGTGGCGATCTTGATGAGGCAGAGCAGGCTCCACTGCGCGCGAGCCTTGAGCGAGGACGGCGTACGGACCGTAACGCCGACGCCGGCTGTGATGGTGAGCTGCCCAGCGCCGACTTGCGCAACGAGAATCCGCGTCCCGACCGGGAAAGCGACGCCCGAATTCGGCGGAACCGTAAGCGCCGTTGCCGAGCCGTGCGAGACCGTGACGAGCTTGTGAGCCTGGACGAGTGCGAGCGTGTTGGCTGCGCCCGTGAGTGCAACGATCGACAGATCCCCGACCCCGACCGTGATGTCGAGTACGCCCGTCGCTGCGTTATAGGCAAGGACGCTGTTGATGAAATTCAGCCACGCGACGCGGCCAGCTCCCGAGACGGGCGTCCCGTCCTGTGACGCGTAAAGGCCGCGCAGCCTGTCGTACCAGATGGTAGCAGCGACCATTTCTTACTTTCCCGAGTGGCTCATCCCCAGAAAACACGACGACCCGCCCACGCCGGAACGGGGGCACGAAACGACGCGAGAGCGTCGTCGTGATTTCTGGAGACGAGGCGCTCTATCCGCCGCCTCGCGCAAAGCTCGCGGTGATGGCGGCAATGCAGAACCCCTGACCGACCGCGTTCGCGCCGGCCTCACCGGTAACGCGAACGCGGTAGCCGAGTAGCGCTCCCGAGCTCAACGTCTGGACCATCACCGACGAGACGGTTAGCGTGATCGGGTGGAGAACGTCGTACGCCCCCGTGCTGGCGGACGGGTCTGTCACGGTGCCCAGGATCGACCCGGCCAGGCCGGAAATCTGAGACTCCACGCGGTAGGCGCGAACCGTCGGCATCGTGCCCGGAAGCCCGCTGTGCGTGATGCCGGTGAGGGGCAGAGCCCAAACCGTTACCTCCCGCAGAAATCCCCCGACGGGCGTTGGGATGCTGAAGTGAGCCTCCGCGGCCCCGCCGACGTCCACCTGCGAGAGCACGGGATAACCGCCGATGAGCGCGTACGCCCAGTCGTTGTCGCCGTGGTTGAGTGGCGCGATGCTGAGAAAAGACTTTTTCGGCTGCACCGAGAGACCGAGGATGCGCTCCGACAGGTACTTGACGGTGCCGACGACAGGCTTCGCGATCTGGCTGAAGAAGTTCAGCGCGCCTAGCCGCGTGAGCGGGTGCGGCAGCGAGTCGAGGAGCGACTCGTTCTCGGTATCGAAGGTCGCGGTGTCGGCCGCGCCGTAGTTCCAGGTAATTGAGTTTTGGATATGACGCGTGCGCTTCGTCAAATCCTCGCCCATCTCGGCAACGGTCGCGGGATAGGTCGTATCCCCGATGTCGGGGATCGGCACGGACGAAGCGAATTCGTCAGTTTCGGGCGAGATGTGGCTCATGGCTCGTTACCGGGCGAGCGCGACGCGCAATCCCCAAAGTTTTCCGCCGAGCTCGGCGTTCGTGCCGCTCTCGCCGGCAAATTCGATGTAGTACTCGGCGTCCTCGGCGATCGTCTCGTTCAGGCCCGTAAGTGCGATCGTGTGGACCTTTTGATAGTCGGCCAGAACTGCCGTGCTGTCGGCCTGGACGCCGACCTCTGTGTCGTTCGGGGACGCGGTGCCGACCGCAATGATCACCTTCTTGAGCGCTACAGCGGGCGGCGTGTCGATCGGGAGCGTCGTCGTGTTGGCGTTCTGCCAGTAGGCGGTGACGCCGGTGATTTTGCGACCCGCCGGGAGCTGCGGTATCGCGAAGTAGATGCCGACTGTGCTGCTCAGCGTGGTCTGCTCGTAGCAAATCTTGTCGGACGAGAGCGAAAGGTCGAAGTTCGTGCCGTCGCCCGCCATTGGCTTCATCGGGACGTGAATAGACTGCGTATCTGGCGTCCAGATCGTCCGCTGCGTGCGGTCCGCGAGCTGCTGAATCGTGGCGATCAGGTTGTCCCACCAAATCGAGCCCGAGTCGCCGTTGTCCGGAACCGAAACGCCGGTATCGAGATCGGCATTCGTGCTGTCTTCGGTCAGTGCGTGCGCCATGCTGATGAATTCCTAGGCAGTGATGGGAACAGGGACGTCGATTGAGCCGCCCCAAATGACGCTCGGATCTCCCCAGTCGAGAGTCTCGAGCCCCCAAGGAACGTTATTGACCATGAAGCGGAAGCCGCGGAATACCCACCGACTCGGCTTCCATTTGCGAATGATGCCGATGATGGTTCTCGCGAAATCGAGCGAGTAGCCCTCGGGGCGCCACACCCACGGCTCGATGTCGCCCCAGGTGAAATCACCCCAGGGCGTCGGCATGCCCGTGACTGGGTGAAATCCTTCGTTGAAGACGACCCAGAATTGCGACCAGTACGGCGCCGGCTCTCCGCGCGGTCCGAGTTCGAACAACCGGAACTGCACGAATGCGCCAAGGTCACCCCAGAAGAACGTGTCGTCGCCCCAATCAACGTCGGGGTTCCCCCACTCGCCGAGCAGGTCGGTCGGGCCGTAGCCTGCCGCCCGCAGCTGAGTTTCGATGACCTCTTCGGAGCCGGCGCCCTTGTAGATTTCCCAGGCGTCGATGAGGCGCGCGCGGTGTTGGTCGGCGCTCTCGAGCGGATAGCGCGGAAGGCGCCTGTCGCGCGCCGCAATCGGCAGAATGTCGTCGGGGCTCTCAGGGTCGGCGAGGAGATGCATCCTCGCGCAGAGCGACCAGGCCTCTCCGGCGGTGTCGCCCGTGAGCCCAACCAGCACGCCGAACCAGCCCGAGCTCAGCGGCTCGAGCATCCACGAAGCGCTGCGCCGCTCTACGAGGTCGCGGAAGTTTGCCACCTGGGATCCGCTACTGATTCGACGTCACGGCCTGGTAGCTCAGGACCGGCGTGATGAAGATCGGTCTTCCGTACAGCGGCACCCCGATGTCGCCAGTGGGCGTCGTAAGCTCAACCGTACAAGGGCGGCCCGTGAGCGTCTTTACGGCCTCGCGAACCACGCTCTCGAGATCGTTCTTGCGGATGATCCCGCGGGGCCCCGGCGTGTAGTCGAAGCCGCCGCTCGGGGTGCCGCGGATGAATTCCCGAAGCGCATCCTCGACGGCTGCCGTGACGGCCGGGACCTGCGATACCTCGCCATTGAAGTAGACGGAGCCCGCGATCTCGACCTCGACGGTCGGCGACTTCTTGACCTTACTGGCCGGGATCGCGTCGGTGCGCCCGAAGGCGCGGCGCTCGATAGCGATCTGCGCCTTCCCGACGTCATCGTCGCTTGCGGTCGCGTCGAGTCCCGCGATGTAGACGTCGAAGGTTCCGGCGCCGCGGGGGTTTGAGGAGTCGACCGCGACGTGAACGATGGACGAGGACGCCGCTAGCGCGAGCGCCTTCACGGCATCGTCGATGAGCTCGAATTGAGTGAGTAGCGCCCATTGGAGCTGCTCACGATCGCGAAGGCGAAGCTCGTCCTCCTCGTCCACGCCCGCGCTGTAGAGCGAATGGGACGTGATCGTGACGCCCGCAAGCGTCGTGACAAGCTGGAGCGATACCTCAGCTGAGGAATTCGCGACGTTAGCAGCGGAGCCCGCCACCTCAGCCTCGAACATGTATGTCTTGGGCGTGCCAGATGACAGCACGTCGGGGAACGTGACTGAGTTACCCTCGACGAGCCTAAACGTCTGCTGAGATGTCGCGTGAGAAAGAACAACGTCCCCAGCATTCAGCGAATGCGGGCCCTCACCCGTAGCGCACGAGAGCGTAACGAGATGACGCGCCTCCGTCGCTTCGTTTCGCTCGATGTTGTAGAAGCTTCGGGCCGTCCGGGTATGGGCCTCGCCCGTGGCCGTGTCGGGCATGAACGCGTTCTTGAGAAAGACCGCGATCTTACTGTTGTTGACGTCGACTTCAGCCGACATCTCGACGAGCAGCGGCGCCTGCGCGAACGGTTGCCAGCTCGTTCCCGTGAACCCAATGTCCTCGAGCAAGAGGAGCTTCGACTGCTTCGCCTGCGCTCGAGTGATCTCGATGACGTCGGCCCAGTTGAGCGAGGCTGCCACTTAGATCGCCTCCTCGAGAGCCAGGAGGTTCGCTGCCGCTTCCGTGACGCCCATCGTGAACTTGAAATTTCCGAGTGGAGAGAAGACCGTGATGGTGAAGATGTGTCGCGCGCCGCCGTCGAACGACTGAATGGAGACGAGCGTCGAGTCGCATTGCTCGTCCTTGCGACACTCGGCGTCGATCGCCCCGGCGATGCGGTACGCGGGTTCCTTGCTGAGCGCGAACATCCGCACGTCGAGCCCATCTTCGGGCCACCAGGGGAAGAGCCCGCGGGGCGTCGTCAGGCGGAGCAGAAGCCGCTGCGCGAGCGCGTCGACGCCCGAGACCTCCGGCATCTCCGGCCGGAAGTCATTGACGAGGTAGATGTCCCTCGTTTCTTCGAGAGAACCGGCCATTTATTGCCGATTCGCCCGGGAAAGCGCAGAATTGACGTGTAGGTGCCCCCCGCACTGCGTAAACAGCCGGGGGGCGGCCGGAACCCAACAGAGGAGTCCCGACATGGTAAAAATACTCGCTGCGAGCATTGTGGCAACGTTTTGGGGATGTAGCGGAAGCGCTGAAGTCGAATTGTCCGGGGAACCGGGCTCTATCGGCTGCGAAGCGCGCGTCGTTCTCGCGAACCCAGGCCCATCCGAGCCGGAGATTTGTTTTCGCGCAGTCGCCGGCGCGAACTCATGCGTTCGCCTGCCAGGTGGCGAATGCGGCCCATCCGTCGAAGTTCGGCTCGGTGAGAGCTACGAGGCCCTCTCGTGCGAAGACTCGTGGGGAGCCCCGACGCTCGAGGCGTGCGGAGCCGGGACGGTGCTGCAATGAGCCGCCTGCTTATGATTGCGCTGTTGGCCTGTTCGGCTTGCGCCTCGACGCAAAAACAAGTCGAAACGCGCCGGACCGTTGTCGTCGTTCCGTCGAAGCAGGCTCAGGATCGCGAGATGATCGCAGCGCTACAGGGGGCGCCACCTGACGTGCAGGCCGCTGCCGCGCAGCCGGGCGCGACCGTGTACGTCCACGACGAGACCGTTTCTTACGTTTACCAACCGTCCGGTTATTCGTACTCTTGGGGCTACCCGGGGCCCTACTATGCGGGCGGCTACTACTACCCGCCGCACTACCGCGTGCCGACACCCTCGAGCGTCGTTATCGTGCGCGACTTGCCGCCGGGTGCTCGTCGTTACGACAAATGGCACTACGACCGTGCCGCTGCGCGATGCGGGATGCGACCGACGAAGTTTGCTCAGGATCGGTGCTATCGGGAGGTGGCGCGATGAAGGCTTTTCGCTACGTCTGGAAGCGTGGCGAGCCTGGGTTCCGGGAAGTGGACCAGGTGGAAGTTCCCGACGGCTTCGTGAGCGAGCTCACGATAGAGCGCAAGCGCATCTACGGAAAAAATCGCCTGCCCGTGGAACGGCAAGCCGTTAGCGCCGAGTTTCGAACGATCGACGGGTGCCACAGCGCCCAAAGCGTGACGGTGTTTGCTTTTGGTCTCGACCGGAGCAAGTGGGAGAACCCGTGACTCGCCTCGGGGGGATCGCTCTTCTCTGTCTCGCGTGCGGAGCGCAGCCGGAAATCAATTGGCCGGAGGATGACGAGCCGACCGTTGGAAGCGCGGGGGCCGATCCAATCGGAGGCTCTGGAGGAACCGACGCGATCGGCGGGAGCGGTGGCACTCAGCCGCCCGGCGGCACGGGAGGCCTTGGTGGCTCGGTTGCAACTGGAGGCGCTCCGGCGACGGGTGGCGTCACGCAGGGCGGCTCGGCTACCGGCGGAGCCTTTCCGACGGGTGGGACCGCCACAGGCGGCGCCTTTTCTACCGGTGGCACTCAGCCAACAGGCGGAGCTTTCACGGGCGGAACCGCTGGTGTCGCGGCACAGGGTGGCTCAGCCGCTACGGGCGGCGCCGGTGGTGCTGGCGGCTCGGGAGGCTCAGGCGGGAGACTGCTCTGGACTCACGACTTCTCGTACGACGGGACGCTCTCCGTGGGCGCCGGAGCAAAGCACGAGCTCCGGTTCTTCTTGAACTATCCCAGTGACATGGCGACGCCGTGTCTCACCGTGACATCCGACAACGTCCCGCACGGTACGACCGGAGCCACGAGCTTCGAAGTCGGCTCGCTCCTGCGTAACTGTCTAAATTCGGTGCCCACCACGAGCCTCAGTCGTCACACGTTCAACCTGCGCGCAGAGAGCTCGTCCGCGGTCGTGACCGGCGGCGGAAACTTCGAGCTTCCGCCTGAGTCGCGTAACTGGATGCCGCGCGTCGTGATCCGCCGAATCACTAGCAATGCGTGGAACCCTGGTTCGGTAACGGTTCGCGAGACCTGGGAAATCAGGGAATGAAGCGCGCTGCGCTTCTGGCATTAGGCGCGGCCGTTGTCGCAGGTGGCTCGTGGCTCGCCTACCGCCGGTACTCAATCTCCGAAGAGGAGACCATGTGCAAGCGATTCGAAGTAGCCGACGCCTGCTTCGAGATGGCGGTCAGGCTCTACGGCGCCGGCATGACGAGCGCCGCCGAGCAGGCCGTCACCGACCATTGCCGTATTCGGCAGCGACTCGGCGACTCTCGCGGGCTTGTTGGCGCGGTGTCGTGCATTCGTGAGACTGCGCAGCGCGCTCAGCTCGAGGCGATTCGCTAAATCGCGAACACGGCCCGCAGGGCATTGATGGCTCCGTCGTCCGCGCCCACGAGCACGACCGCCAAGCCCGGCTGATTCGGCCCTGAGCCGCCCGGAATGCCGCCGTCAAGCAGGTTTGAAAGGTCGCCCGACATGCCGCCGACGTGGCCTTCGAGCAGGTAGAGGTGGACGCCAGCTGTGGCGAGTATGCCCTGGAGCTGCGCGATCACCGCGAGCTGAGCCTGAAGGGCAGCCACGATGCCGCCGAGCTCGGCGACCAGCTCAGCCGCGACTCCGGCACTTGCGCCGACGGTCGGGCCCGTGAGAGCCGCCTGGATTGAAGCTGCCGCCGCCGCAGCGAGCGTCGCGACGGCCGCGATGCTGGGCGGGCTGATCGTTACGGCCGCTGCGGCCTGAATTGCTCCAGCGAGCCTGGCTTGCGCCGGCAAGAGAGCTGCCGTCGCGGTTGCGTTTGCGGTCGCGACCGCCGTCAAGGCAATCGGAATCGCGGCTCCGACCGTGAAGCCGCCAACGTACTCGCCCGACATGTTAGGGCGCTGTCGTGCGGCAGACGTCGACCACGTAGTTGCCGCCCGCGGTGGTTCCCACGAAGCGGCCCGTCAAGGTGCCGTTCGTGTCACACGAGATATCGCACATCGCGACGCCGTCTAGCCTTTGCGTTGGGTTCCACGTGAAAACGTCACCCCTCTTCGCCCAAAGAAGCCCGAGGGCCGTGGCGTCGCCGACGCTTGCCGTGAGTGCGCCGACCGCGAACGTCACCGAGTAGACGTCGCGCTGGATCTTCTTGGTCGAGCCTGCGCCCGGCTCGTCCCCGCTGTAACCGACCAGGCCGGCCATCAGGTGATGTTCTGATCGTTGCCCGTCTCGATGAAACCGAAGACGGGGAAGGGCGCCGGCGGACCCGGCGCCGGTAGCGGAATGTAGGGCAGGATGACGCGCACCATCGATCCAAGGCCGGCCGCGGGGCGCGTTCCGCCCGGGTAGGTGATGACGGTCTTGTCTTCGTCGGTCGCGCTTTCCCAGCCGTCGATGTAGGGGAGCGATGGATCGGCACCGTCAAACGCGAGGTGTCCCCGGGCTCCCGAGCTGACCGTGATCCTCGTTCCGGGAATTCCGACCCGGATTCGTACTTTGTCGGTGCCGCGGCCCCGCATCTTCTCGTCGTCGGTCAAAACTTGGACGGTGCCGTCCGAGTTCTGCTGAACGACGCGACACGGCCACTTCTTGGCGAAGTCGGTCTCACTCCGGACGGACTGGAGGATCCGCCGCATGTGTCCACTCACGCTCTGCGCGTGGAGCTCGGTACGGAGACCGCCGCGTTCGTTGCGGTGGACAACCTGTTCGATTCGTTGCCCGCGCACGACGACGCCCGGCACCATGTTGGGGCGGTCTGGCGCGACGAGGATCATCCCGTCCGACCAGTCCTCGTCGAGTACCGTTCCGTCGGGCTCGACCTCGGGCCACATTTCAACGCCGATCCAAATCGTTCCGTCGCGAAGCACGCGCCACGTCGCGCCGATTTGGTCGAGCACGAGAACGAGGCACTGATTCGCAGGCTGAGCGGCTCGCTGCCAGCCGTTGATCTGCTTGTCGAGAAGGGTCTTGTCTGTTTCCTCAGAGAGCGTTTCGCCGCAGTCGCGCAGGATGTCGTCCACGATGGCGCGGACGCGAGTCACGCCGCCCGCGTAGTTTCTCGGCTTGAGGATCTGCGAGAGGCCGCCGGCCCCGCCCACTATGTGAACGCCCGTGCGCCCGCCGCCACCAACAGCACCGGAGCGACCCGGAACGACTGAGCCGCGGAACTCGACGCCCTCGACTTCGAACCAAAACGGCCCCGTCGGCGGAGGCGCCACGGGATCGTCAGGGTCAATTTCTACGTTCGCGTGCCAGGCGCCGACGAGCGGCATCCTGACTTCGGAGTTGAGGACGAGCGTTCCGGCCGCATGCGGAAAGCCAGGGATGGGGCCGAACGTCGACCTGAGCGACGTGTCGAACGCTTCGTCGACGGCCGGGCCGATCTCGGCCTTCAGGGCCGCTCGCTTCTCGACCGAGAGGCCGGCGCCCGTGAGCGCCGCTTCCATGATGGCCCCGAGCGAGACTTTGACGCTCGCTGCGGCCTTGAGCTTCATCCCCGCGGTTGCGCGCGCATCCGCCAGAGTCGTGAGGCCAGCCGTGAGACCAGCCACCGCGTCGGCCTGGAGGCCGCCCCCGATTGTGACGCCAGCCAGTGCCTCTCCGCCGCCCCCTGCGCCCGGCACGGAGCCAGGCCGGAGCCCGACCGAGAAGCCGAGCGTGGAGCCGCCCTGGACGCCTCCAGCGCCGCCGAGCGCTACGCCGGCACTTGCGCCGCCGGTGGCGCTCGCGGACGCGCCAGCGGTTGCGCCCGCCGAGACTCCCGCCGTTGCGCCAGCTCCCGCGGAGCCGCCGGCCACGACCCCGCCGCCGCCGCCCACGTCCCCGCTCAGACCGAGCAGGACCGAGAGCTTGCCCCGGATGGCGAGCTTCAGAGAGCCCGTCAGCGCCGCGAGCTGAGCCGCGTCGATATGGGCCCCGAACGAGAGCGCAAGGTCGCGCCCGAGCTTCTTGTCTAGCTCGGAGCCGACGGACGAATTGATCTTCGTCTTCTGATCGACAGAGAGCTCGGCGACTTCGGGCGTCAGCGAGACGCTCGCGCTCTGCTCTTTCGAGATGCTCAGGCCGACGGTCGCCAATATGCCTCGTCGATGGCGCTTTCGAGCGCCGTAGCGAGCGCGTCACGGATACTGGCTGCGCTCGCGTCTCCGGTGACCTGTACCGTAGGAAACGTGACGCGCGCCATATTGCCAACGCGCACACTCGGTCGCTGGCATTGCTCTGCGCGAGCGGCAAGGCCGAGTAGCGCCAGCGGCGTTGCGAAAAGGCTTCTGCGTGTCACGGGAACAGGTTCTTCTCGACGACTTCCGGATGCGACGGACCGATCGGCTGGAACGTCGTCGGGTCGAGCTCTTCGCCGGTTTCGAACGGACGCGGCGAACGAAGCCCGTGGATGCCTGCGATGCCGCCGCCGACTGCGATCGCTTCCGAGACGCGCGGGTAGTCACGGGCATTCTCGGGCTTGATCTTGTTGTTCACAGTCGCCTTTGGCTTGTCGAACCACTCCGCGACCTTGATTGAGACGCGGAGGCCGCTCTTGGCGCTCGGCTGCTTCGCCGATACGTTCACGACCCGCACGGTCCGGATGCCAAACACGTTCACCATCGGGTGAAGGATCTCGAGCGGCGCGCGCTCACGTCCCGGGCGTCGCGGGTTCCAGTAGTCGATCGTCCCCTGAAATTCCGCCCACTGCTTTTGGTTGAGCCAGATTTCGATCGTGAACTCAGCCGCCTTTACGCCGTTATCGCTCGACTTCGGCTGGTCGGACCCCTTGGCCTTCTTGGTATCGAGGTCGATTCCGACGTCGAAGCCCTCGATCGACACGGTCCCGGGCAGGATGACGCCGCCTAGAATGCATGTATCCCAGTCGCGATCGGTTTCGCCGCCGTCGCCGGACCAGCCGGGGTATTGAGCCGCCGCCATTTTGGATACTCCGAGCGAAAACAGCGCACCGATGGCGCCGAGGAATCCTCTACGGGTCACACTTCCCCGAGTGCTCGCAAAAGCGCCCGCTGCACGGCGGGCGTAACCGCTTCCGCGACAGACTCAGGGTTGCTGAGGTCGGTGCCGGTCACGTTCACTTCTGCCTTCACGTCGCCGATGCTGCGGATCCCGGACGGGATGCCGAGCTGCGAGGCGCCGAGGCCGGCGAGCGTCCCGCCGACGCCGGCGAGCTGACCCGAGCCCTGGAGTGAAGCGAGGCGCTCTTTGCTCTGCGCAATCGCGAGCTTTTCGTCACTGCTGCCCACCATGCCTGCGAGCGCCCCGAACGAGCTCATCATGAACCCGAGGGCCTTTGCGGCCAGGATGAGAGGCGCGAACATCGCCTCGAGCGCCGTCTTGAATGCCTGATACGGGAAGCCGCCGAGAGCTCCCTTGAACTCTTCGAAAATGCCGCGCGCGTAGAAGATGGCGCCGGCAGTCGCGTAAACGGCAGCCGTGATGCCGACGAAGATGGTCGCGAGATCGCTCGCGGTCGCGCCGATGCCTTCGAGCATGAGGCGCATTTCCTCGCCGTGGTTCTGCACGAAGTCAGCCGCCGACGTGAACCCCTCCGCGAGCGCATTTACTGCGCCGATAATCATCGGCTCGATGCGGGGCCAGTTCGTTTCGACCCACGAGGCCGCGCTCTTGAAGACCTCGACGAGCTTGTCGCGCGCTGCGGCTAGGGCTGGGCTCTGCGCGACTTTCTGAACGGTTCCGAAGAAGGTTTTGGCGAGGTCAGTGGCCGGGTGCTCGATGGCGGTACCGAGGTCCGTGAACGCATTGTCGATCATGCCCCGGACCTGGCCGACCATGCCGCTGATTTTGATGTTCGCGAACTTCAGGCCCGTCTGACCGATCTCATCCTCGTGCGCCTTTTTCTTTACAGCCTCGAGAATCGCCGGGACGGCCATCTCGGCCGTGATCTGCTTCCCCTTCTGCATCTTCAGGATTTGGGCGCGCGTCTTCCCGAGCGTCTTTTCGAGGCTCTTGTAGACGAGCTCGGCCGAAATCCCGTGCTCAGCGAGCTGGCCCGTGAGCTCCTCCGCTTGGAGGAACCCCTTCATCTTGATCTGGCTGATGGCTAGGAGCGTGCCCTTGATGTCCTCGGAGCTCGCGCCGAGCGCCTGCATGTCGCCCGTCATCCTGACGAGCTGATGCGCGGTGCCGACGTCGAACTGAGCCGCGAGTAGCTTACGGAACGCGTCCGTAGTGTCCATCACGTCGAGGCCCATCGCTTGGGCCTCCTTACGGATGAGATCGAACTGCTCGGCCCCCTTGCCCTCGTCACCGAGCAGCGAGCCGAGCGCCAGGCGCGAACGCTGACCGAAATCGAGCGCCTTCGCGGTCGCGACCACGAAGCTCGACGCGAGGTCGACGACCTTCGACGTGACGAGGCCGACGACGAGCCCCACGCCCGCAATCGCGCCGGCAATGCCAGCGAACGCCCCCAGCCCAAGACCGCCCGCAATCTCGGCACCGACGCCCGATTCGGCACCGCCGATTCCCTCGAGCGCCATCGCCTTTTTGCGGGCAGCCGAAACGGCGGCCTGATGGCGCACGAGCCCGCGTTGATGCCCAACGTCGAGGGCTCGCCGCTGCGCAAGTCGCTGGCGAAGCTCCCTACGATTGAACTGGTCAGCTAGCCGCGAAGAGCGCTGGAGGCTCTTGAGCTTGCTTTCCGTTCCGGATAGCGAGCGCTGGGCCGCCTTCGCGGGCCCCGACACTTGGTCGTGAAGCCGTAGCGTGAAGTCTGCTGCGCCGCCGTCTGCCATCTATCGCTTTCGGAAAACTTCGTAGAATCCGCGAGTGAGAAGCACCTCCGCGGCCTGCCTCTCACTCTCCATCGCTGCACCGAGCAGCGCCTCGTCGGTCGGGTCGCCGTTTTCGTCGCGTTCGTAGGTGCCCTGAAATGCCAAAAGGGCCCGCGCGCCCACTAGGTGGTCGCGGCGGGCCTCTTCCAGTCTTTTCCCAGGTTACGAACCAGGTCTTTGTTGTTCCCGCCGCCGAGCTTAGCTACGGCCTGGGAAAGCTCGGTGAGCGCGACCGGGTATTCGTCGAGAATTCGCGGGATCACGGTCGCGTCGGGGTGCGCAACGCAATCCTGGACGAGCGCCTGCTCGGTGAGCTGCGCGTCGTGGAGCTCGTTCCCGGCGTCCTTCTGAAATTGCCCCCAGCGCTTGCGCGTCGGCGGCTTCAGGACGATCAGGCCGAATCCCTCGATACGAAAGGGCGTGATCCGCTTGTGCTTCTTCTCGAGCTCGCCGAGTAGGGTGAGCTCTTCCTTGGTGAACTCGGCTGGTGCCAAGTCCTCGGCGTCATCCGCCATGGGTGCCTCCGTTCTTTGTTGAAAACGATCGCGAGCTACGCGATCGGGTTACCGAACATGTCGACTCCGTCGTAGAAAATGTTCATCGGGTCGAGCGACACCGGCACCATCATGTTCTCGGGGCCGCGCTTGAACGCCGACTCCGGACTCTTGATGGCTGCGCGCCAGATCACGTCCTGGTGAAGCGGGACGTTTCCACCCTTGAAGAGATTGTATCCGATGTTGAGCTCGATGTTGCCGAGCCCTCGCCCGAGGTCGTTCGCGACGTCGATGAGGTAGCGCCACCAGTAGAGCTGCATCGTGATGCTGGCCTCGTAGTCGGCCTGGCCTTCCGTGCGCGCCTGCGGCTGCCGGTTCGAGCCGTACATCTTCTCGCGTTCGATGCTGGGCGTGTAGTTGACCTCCTCGATGCCGTCGGCGATCGGGAGCGAGCTCAGGACGACGATTTGCGTCCCCTGGAGCTCGACCACATCGATCGAGCACTCCGCGTTCGAGAAGTCGTACGCGACCTTGAAGATTTGCGCGGGCATTACGCCGCCTCCAGCTGACGAGTGAGGCCAACCACGATGTCGGCCCCCTCGACGGCGACCGTTGGAACCATCCGGTAAGTCGCCTTGAGCTTGTTGAGAGTGATGAAGTCGTAGGCAGTCTCGACCGTGAATTCCTGGCCGGAGACGTGCTTCGGGAGCCCGCTCTTGGTCGGGCCCGCCATTGCGGCGAAGAGCAGAATGTCGACGCTCTTCTTCACTCGAGCGGCATCGCGTGGATCGAGGTATCCGGTCCCGTCCGTGAGTGCGCGGAGCTTCTCGAGCGTCCAGGGCGCGAGACCTCGAACGATGTTCGAGCAGGCGCGATCGAGCGTGCGGCCGTAGTCCCAGCGCGTGAAGTCGGAGCCGGCTCCGCTCTTCAGGAACGCGTTCGTGATGTAGGCGCCGCCCACGAGGTTGCGGTTCGTCCGCAACGTGAGCGTCTTGTCGTCGTTCGTGAACGCCGCTTGCTTCTCTTCGTCGAAACCGAGTGTCGTCGCTTTGACGCCACGGAGCGGGCCCGAAAGGACGCGCCCGAGGTTCTCGCTGATTTCGGCGCCAGCTGCGCGAATGGCAGCTGGCTGCAAGCACGAGACGTAGGGAAGCCCGAAGCCCGCAATGGGGGCGGGCGACGTCATCTCGCAGCGGCCGTAGCAAGGCTCGACCCGAGTGTCGCTGAATGCTGCGACGTAGCCGGAGAGGTAGGTGGCGGCGCTGTCGAGCGAGCCGCCGTCCATGAGGGCGCGCGCGAAGTGGTCGAGCCCCTCGAGCGTTGACATGTGGGTTGCGATCGCGGCCGCATTCGTCGCGGCCGTCGCGGCGTCCACCGGAATGCCCGTGAAGTAGACCTGTTCGATCTTGCGGCCGAGTAGCAGGGGCGATGCCAGGAGCGCCGTGATGCCGGCAGAAAGATTCGTGGTGTTCCAGTGCGCACACGTGGACGTGAACGTGTGGACGTCGCCAGCCTCGAAGTCGGGCGTCCCGGACTGGAGGTTGAACGTGAGCGTGAGCCCGGACTCGGGCATCACGTACGTGCCTCCGCTCGGGATCGTGATGAGCTCCGAGTAGGTGTTGGCGTTGTCGAGCGAGTACTTGAACTTGCCGGAGCCGAGCGCGGAAGTCGTCTCCGTGATGACGACTCGCGCCCTGTAGTCTCGGTATGCAGCGCCCGAAACCGTGACGGTCCCGACGCTCGAGCCTACACGGGTAGCCGTGACGGACGTGTTGGTCGCCGCAACGCTGCCCGTAAGCTTCAGGAGGATCGCGCCGCCCGCTGCCTGAATGACGCCCATTCCCACTTCCGTGAGCGGACCCATTCCGAGCGCGTCGAGCGCGTCGTTGCCGTTCGCGTAGAAGTACGCGGTCGCGACAGTGCCGGAGCTCGAGCACCCGATGACGACCGGGATGCCAGTGATGGGCGTGGGGCTCTGGAGCTGCCCGTCGCGGACGGACGTATCGAATGCGGGTACGTCGGACACGGGCTAGGCCTTTTCCTGCTCGGGCTTCTGGCCGAGCCTCAGAGAGCCGCGCTTGCCCTTGTAGGGAGAGAGCGCCGCTGGATGCGGAACCGGGTTACCGGCAAGCTTCGGGAGCTTCGTCTTTTCGTCGAGGATTGGTTTCCCGTCCTTGTCGACTGGGTCCTTCGGATGCGTCGCCTCGAGTGCCGCCAAGTACTCGGCGCGCGTGAGCTGGATCGGCTCGCCGAGCTCGTGCTCGTGGTCGTCCCAGCCGTGCAGAAGCTTTGCGGTCTCGTGCTCGACCGAGCCCATGACGCGGCTGAAGCCGGGGCCGGTCCACTGGTTGCGCTGCTTCTTCGGGCCGTTGCCGGTCGCAAGCGCGTGCTCACGGGGAGACATGCGATCGCTCGCCGCTGCCGGCGCTTTCACGTCAGGCGGCTTCGGGGCGGACTTCTGCCGCTCCGATTTGTTTTCGGATTCGTCGGGCATCCTGTCGGACTCCGTGCGGCTACACGCCGCGTAGTTTCAAAAGGCAGTGCGCGACCCAGATGCGCTGGAACGCGGATTCCCAGCGACGCGGAAGCGTGCTGCCTGGGCTGATTTGGCGAGCAACCATCCGGCGCGTGCCGCCGTGGAAATACCCGCGGTAGGGAGCGCTCGGGTTGTGGACCGTGAAGCCGCGCGCGGTAGCGTTCTTGATCCGGTAGCGAGCGAGCTTGCCCGTTTTGCCGTGCCCAACGCGGCGTCCGTCCGGTCGTTTCTTCGGCGCCCAAGGGCTACCGGTCGGCGACCGGCCACTCTCGAACTCTTCGTTGATGAAGCCGAGGGCCGCTCGAGACATCTCCTCGGAGACGCGCGAGACCTGGACGCCGCTCGCCATGCCGGCGATGCGCTTTCCCCAGGATTCGAGTTTTCCGAAGTCGCCCTCGAGGCTCATCCGGTCCAGCGATTCACGTCGTATTCGGCGTCAACGTCGTTCGGGTCTTCGCCGACCGGGTTTTCGATGCCGGCGCGGAACTGGCTGCCCGTGACGGTTACAAGGGTTGTCTCCCCGTCGTACTCACCTGCTACGGCGAGCTCGACCGGGAGACTCAAAACGATGACCGAATGACCGTTTTGGAGCCATGGCCCCTCGGTCTCGGTCGGGTAGTCGTAACTGGCTGTCTGCCACCGGAAGGCTTCGCCTCCCGTCGACCTGTCGGTCGCCATCCAGAGCCGATCGAGCATGTGCTCGACGTGCTCGGGTGAGACGTGCCAGAGCGCGACCCGCGAGCGGGCCACGCGAAATCCAAGCCGCGAGTGAACGCCCTCGGGCTCGCCCGCGTTTGCGACGTTGCTGAGCAGCGTGAATGTCCCGCCCGGCTGCATCCAGTGCAGCCGCGGAGCCCGCATGCCCTCTTTCCATTCGACCTTTCCGAACGCTACCGTCGGAACGTCGCGTCCCTCTGCTGCAAGAATCTCGTCGAGCTTCGCGCACGCCGCGATCGCGAGAGTCTGGAAGCGGGTCGGCCTCTGGATTGCTGTTTCGAGCGGCACTAAAGGCCCTTCAGCGCCTCGCCTTCGCCTTGCGCGGTAATCATGTAGCGGAGCGCCTTGTCGGCCTTCACGTCGAGAATCCGGTAGCGAACGCCATCAGGGACTTTCGGTCCCGTGATGAAGAGATAGCGAACCTCGCCGCGAGCGAGAGAGCCCATGAGCGAAGTCAGATCCGTTCCGCCGCCAGCGAAGGCTGGCGTGATGGGCCCGATCTCCACGATGTTCTCCATCGCGTTGCCGAACGCAACGTCGTCGGCTTTTTTCCAGACGACTTTCGGCGGCTGACCGCTATCTTCAACGATGGGCAGTCGAGATGAGCCTGCGAAGGCGCTCCCATCTGCTCCAGAGTCGAAAAGCTCAGTGACGAGCTCGACCGCGTGAACGCGGAAGCCCATCTTCCCGATCTTGCCCCTCACCTTGTAGAGCTTCGGGAGGAGCTTCTGCGCGATGTTCATCAGTAGACCGAGAGTCGCGCTCCAGCTGACTGCTTGACGCGCCAGAGATTTGCCACGCCAAGAACGCTCGCGAGCTCGTCGCGCAGCGCCATGAGGTCCTCACGCTGCGTCGCGAACACAGATGCGCCGCCGCCTGCCTGGTACCACTCGGCGTCGTCGGCCTTCTTGAGTGAACCGAGCCCGTCGCTCGACTCTTTCATCGACTCGTGAAAGGCGACGATTGCTGAGAGCTTCTCGCGCACGATGCTCTCCCCACCCTCGACCGTCACCGGGTAAGTCCCGGAGTGGGTCTTGGTGAAGAGCGCCGTCAGCGACGCGCCCGAAAGCGCCTGCACGGTCACGACTTCCTGCCTGGCGTCGACGTCCACAACCACGCGGTCACCGGCGGAAAAGCCGGTCGCGTCCGCGAGCGTGATCGCCTTCGGGACTGGCGGAGCCTCGTGGGTGACCGAGGTGGAGCTCGTCGTCGTGGCGCCGGCCTCGAGATAGGGCTGGACCGCTTGCTCAAACAGCGCCGTCGTTCCGATGTACGGAGCGCCGATGCTGATGAGGTTGTAGCCGAGCTCCGCCTTCGCGCGCGCGATTTCGGAATCCAAAAGGCTCACGAGGAGCCCCCGCTACGCGTAGTTCTGACGGTACGAGTAACCGATCGAGTAGAGATCGGACGCCGTCCCGGTCGCTCCGCTCACGGCGAGCATGCACCGAGCATACTTGTAGCCCTCGATACCTCGCGGCGTCGGGAGCACTTCGGTCACGTTCTCGACCGCCGTCGCGATCGCGAGCTGAATCGCGCAGTTTGCGTCGTTCTGCATCGTCTTGAACGTCGTGTTGTCGTTCGAGACCTGCCAGTACGGCTTGACGACCAAGCTCGACGTTGCTGCGGTGACGATGAGGTAGGCCGAAAGGTGCTCGACCTTCAGAAACGAAGTGCCCATGAACACGGAGCCGCCGGTGACGGACGCGTTCGAGACGCCGGTGAGGGTTCCGGTGACGATTCCGGTGTTGAACCGGAGCATGGATGCGGTCATGTGCTGTTTTTCCTTGGCTGAATCAGGCCAATGGCTAGAGGCTCAGCGCTGAATCAGGCGCTCGAGCGGACGCTGTAGACGAAGGAGTTGTTGGCGAGCGCGAACGCGAGGTCGGCAAGCCATATGACCAAGGCCGTTTCGCCATAGTTGTCGTTTGTGTTCGCGGCGACGCGCGGCGCGCGACCCATGCCGCCGAGTGCGGCTCCGGGCGCGATGGCGTGCCCGTACTGGATCGCCACCGACGAGCTGTTCGCGGTCGTGTTGAGCGTGTTCGACTTGAAGATGTGGAACTTCTTCACGCTCGCGACGTACTGCGGGAAAATGCTCGAGTACTGCGGGAAGTCCTTCGCGCGCGCGTTGTAGTTCCCGTCGAGGCCGAGCTGCTCGACCTGGATTGGCGTGAGCACGAGGGCCCGGAAGCCGTCCGGGAAGGTCGGCAGGTTCGCGACGTCCATGAGCCGCTCGGTGCGGCCGAGCTGCTCGAACGTGAACGGGAACGAGCCAGCCGTTGCGGCGTCGTTCACTGCGCTCATGCCCTCGGGGTAAACCGCGGTCGCGGCGAGGTCGAAGAGCGTCACCCAGACGGCGTCGAGGAACTTGTCGAAGTCCCGCTTCATGTGCGTCCCGACGATGCTCGACGCCTTGTGGACGCCCATGCGTGCGTCGAAGGCCTCGATTCCGTACGGCTGAACAGCCGTGTCGTAGGGGCCGCCGAAGCGGTAGAGCGTGAGGTTGTTCTGGCCGCTCTTCGGAGAGATCGGCGTCGTCGAGATCGTGGTCCCGCCGGCGATCAAGCGGCTGGCGGCCGTATAGGTCGAGTCCGTGAAGATCGGGCGGTTGATCCGGATCGTGCTGCCCGGCATCGCGTTGAAGTCGATCTCGGCAGCGAACAGGCTCGTCGAGAGCGCGTTTGCGAGCGCGAGGCGATCCCGTTCGGCGGGCGAGTACGTGGCGCCGTTGCCGCCAATGCCGCGGCCCGGAAGACCGAGCTCACCCGGAACGGAGAGCGAAAGTCCGAGCGCAGACTTGAAAAGGAGCGCGTACAGATACTGCGGCTCCGGCGCAGTGAGCAGCATGCTCGAGGTGATGTCGTAGAAATTCTCCGGCATCTGGACGCGGTTCAGAGAGCCCATTGGTCAGTTCCTTTTTCTGCTGCGCTCTTCCGCGGCACTGGCCGGCAAGAGGCGGTGAGTTACGTGGTGCGTTGTTCGGGAAACACGTCACCGAGATGCGCGAGTGCGTAGTCGGCGGCGGCGAACGGGTTGGTTTTCAGGAGTGCGGCGTGCACTTCCTTGTGATTCGGTTGCGACGTCGACTGCGTGCCGGCCGGTGCGTTCGGGGGCGGCGCGGTTCCGGTTGCAGGAGTCGGGAGCGGCGGCGTAGCGGCTGCGCCAGTCGCCTTAGCCCACGTTGGCGTGAGCGCCGTGATCGCTTTGAGCTGCTCGGCCGCGTCATCGCCAGCGATGACTTTCACTGCCGCTTGCTGCTCTGGCGTGAGCCCCATCATTTGACGCGCGGCCCACTCTTTCGTGATGCCGCGCAGGCGCTCCGCTTCGGTCTCGGTCCGCGTGAGCTTCGAAGCTGCGTCCGTCAGTTTGTCGGCGACGGTCTTGGCTTCCTCGCGTGCCTTTTCGGCTGCCTCGAGATCGGCCTTCGCCTTCTTGGCGTCCTTCACGCCGAGTTCGGCCAGAAGGGCCTCGCGCTCGCTCTGCTTGGCACGCTCGAGCCGCTCCTTGAACCAAGGCGCGTTCTCGTCGGCGGGCTGCGGAACCGTCCCGAGCCCTGCCGGAATCGGCGGAGGAGCAGCGGCGGGCGGCGTTACGGGCGGAGCTTCACCGGTCGCACCCGTGGGGGCGCCCGGCACTTGGGGTGCGGACATGCGGATTCTCCTCGCCGAGCAACCGTGTTTAGAACCGTCCCGTCGGACGTAATCGGCGATGCTCCCGCGGGCGGAGCGTGTGGGTTTTCTAACGAGCCATCCCGAGCTGGGATGTGAGAGCGGCAGTCACGGGGTCGTAGACCGCGCGAAGCTTGCGCGAGATGTAGAGGTCAACCGCGAGCGCTGGCAGGATCCACCAGCCGAAGGCCGCGACCGCACAGACGCGGAGCAGCAGGTCGGCAGCTATGATGAGCCGGACGTTTCGCACGGGTGCCACTGCGTGCGCAGCGAGAATGAATCCCGCCACGAGCAGTAGTTTCCAGGGTCCGAATAGCGCGGCGAGCGTTGTCACGGGCGAGACCAGTACGAGGTCAACGACCAGGCGGTGCCATGGGCCCTGCTGATGGTCCTTCGTGTAGGGCGTCTCGTGCCCCTTCGCGCCGGCCCGAAGCATCGGAAGCGCCATCGAACCAAAGAGCACCAGCAACGAGACGAACCAGGCCGCGCAGGCGGCACCGGTCGCCACGCCGAAGTGCGTCCAACTGCCGTGCCCGTATACCCACGCTATCCCAAGGGCTGGAATGGTGAGGACCGCTGCTTCTTTGACGGCGAGGAGGGCGAAGAGAGCTATGCCTGCGCCGGCCGCATTGCCCCGCAGAGCAAATCCGAGCGCAGCGAGCGTGAGTGCAGCGACCGAGGCGTCTTGAAGGCGGCGGCGACCGGCGAGAAAGAGCAGCGGCGATGCCGCGACGGCCAGCAGCGCGAGCGGCTGAAACTTTGCGAGCGGCAGGGTCGCCCAAATGGCGAGCGGGACGCTCAGGATCGCGGAAGCGACCACGGGCCATCGCCCGAACAGCGCAACCAGCATGATCCAGAGCCATCGGATCGGGGATGGAAGCGCCTGAGCGTTGAAGCTCGCCAGGTACTCGAGCCCCATTCGGCGGAAGGCGCGGAGACCGTTGTTTCGCAGCGCGCCTGCCTGGCTTTCGTACACGCCCTCGTCGGGGCCGAGCTTCGGCGCTTCTGCGGGGGCCGATTCCTCGCGGCGCAGTAGCGCGATGTTCTCTTTGACTCGCTCGTGTTCTTCCGCGGGAAGCTGCGGAAGCAGAATCAGTTTTTCGAGCAGGTTCGCGGCTTCACCGAGGCGGCCCTGCTCGGCGATGGAGCCAGCGAGGAGCTCGACTGCGCGATACGCGTAGACGGTCTCGTCGACCGGCATTGGGTCCGTCGGTCGCGTGATTCGCTGCGCTGCTCTCGCGTAGAGCTCTGCAAGGGCATGCTCGCCGCGCTTGGAGTGAACGCACCCGAGCGCGTAAATCGGCTCTGCCCGTCGCGGGTTTGCCTGAAAGGCAGCCAAGTAGGCTGCTTGGATTTCTTCGAACGGGCGGCCGAGCAGCTCAAGGCATTGCCCGATCATCATCTGCGAGTAGCTCCGCTCCGCCTGGAGCCCGCAGTCGAGAGCGATCCGGCGTTCGTACGCCCCGATCGCTTCCTCGAACTTCTGCGCCCCAAAGAGGCGCATCGCGAGGTAGTACCAATAGCGCGGCTCGTTCGGTTCCTTCTCGAGGGCTCGCCTCAGCACTTCGCAGTCGCGCGCATGCTTGACGACGAGCCCGTCCGCGCTCCGTGACCCCTCGTTGTACGAGAGAACCAGGCACGCCGGCAGGATCTCGACCCGTCGATCAATGAGATTCAGGGTCTCGTCGAGGACGTAGCGGTATCGAATGTCCGGGCGAAACAGGAGGTTTCGCGGCCACTTCCCCGAAGTGCCGGTGATTTGGAAGTTCGCCTGGTAGCAGTCCGACGAAAGACCCGCGAGCGAAAAGCCTGGCTGGAGCGTCAGCTCCTCGTCAGCGTCGAGCGTGAGGAAGTAGTCCGGCTCGAATTCGAGACCGGCCTCGATCGCCTCATTGCGATTCGTCGCGAAGTCCACCCACGGGCGCTCAATGAGCTTGCCCGGAATGTCCTTCAGGATTTCGCGGATTGCGTCTTGGGTTCCGTCGGTCGAGCCCGTGTCGGAGATCGACCAAGCGTCGATGAACGGTTTTACGGACTCGAGGCAGCGGCGAATCACCCGCGATTCGTTCTTGACGATCGCCGTGAATACGATCCGCGGCCTCTTCGCCAAACCTAGGACGCTTTCTTTGCCTTAGTGGCTGTGGTTGCGGCGGCGTTGCCGATCTGTTCGAGCTGAGCCAGCGTGGCCGACTCGGCGCGCTCTTGAAGCTGTGCGCGAGCGTCACGCTCGATGCTGTCCAAGAGATCACCGAGAGGAACTCCGGTCGGGAGAGCATTCGCGGCCGCCTTGGCAGCCTCAAGTTCCTGATGGCCGAGCTTCACGTAGACCGCGGCCTTGAGCAGGCGCTCATAGGCCTCCGGGTGCTTCGCGCGGAAGACCGAGATGGCGCTTGTTTGCCGAGCGCGCTCCGCGGCCTCGATCGAGACGAAGCCGTTCGAGATGCTCTGCTCCGGGCCGTCGAACAACATCACGCCTCGTCGACCGTCACGTACACGTGCACGACCGATGCGGCCGCGCATGCCGCCGAAGCGGTGGGTCCGCCCGCGCTGAACGAGAGGGTGGTCCCCGAGACGCTCGCGCCGATCGCGTAAGCCGCGGTTCCGCCGGGCGTGAGACCCGGGCCGGCGCCGGCGGCTTCGCGCAGCGTGACGGTCCTCCCGTTCTTCGTGATGGCCTGGATCTTCGCATCGCACGTCACCACGGCAGCGGTATCGCCGGCGGTCATGGTGCCCAGCGAGAGCCCGAGACGGTAGGTGAGGCGCGGGCCCGTGGAAGAGTTCGAGATCGAGGACTGTGCTCCCTCGACGCATTCGCAGGATAGAACGGTAGCGGCAACAACGGCCATGGTGTTTTCCTATTGGTTCAGCCGCTCTTGCGGGCTGAGGTGATGTGTGTGACTGCGGCCGGCGGCGCCTTTGCCGCGGCGAGGAGACGTTTGAGCTCGGCCTCTTCGCGCTCGAGGCGGCGAAGGGCTTTCAGCTCGGCCCGGACAACGCGGAGCCTCTCGCGGAGCTCTTTCGTGAAGCTCCGGCGGTTGAGTCCCGAAGTGAGTGCCACGCGGGCGAAAACCTCGGTCGCCTTGGGTCCGATGTCGGGAGGCGTGCGGAGCTTTTCGTTCTGCTCGCCCTGTGCCCGAAGCGCGCGAACTGCTTCGCCGGCCGGGATGATGCCGGCCGCAGGTGCCGAGGCTTGCAGTGGCTGCACGCCGCCGGGCGTAAACTCGAAGGCTTGCCCGTTCATGGCGTGATGACCTGCGCGCCCGTCGCCAGAAGCGCGGGGAGGATTTCGTCAAAGACGGTTCGGCAGCCCTTGGCCATCGTCTCTTGACCGTCGATGCGAGCGTCCACGGCTTCGTTTATGAAGATGACGAGGTCGGCAGGCGCTCTGTCGGGCACACGAGCGAGGAACTTCCGGAGAGCGCGCGGCATCGCGACGCCCTCGCAGATCCACGGGCCGTGACGCTCGAGCCATCTCGAGGCGGCTTCCGAGGATTCGGACCAGCCGAGCCGCATGAGCTCATCGGTTCCGTGAACCGGCACGCGGTAGTAGTCAGAGAGCTTTGCGGCTAGCGTGGACTTCCCGGAGCGGGGTCCTCCGGCGACCACAATCCTACTAGGCGGGAGCGCCCTTAGGTTGTGCGCCACCCGATCCAGCGAGTCTCTTCTGAGTCTGAACCTCGACGGCAGCGGCGTCGGCGAGCTGATTCTTTGCATCCTCGCGCGCTTTGTTGTCGGCGTCCGTCTGCTCTTTCTCGAGCTCGGCGAGGACGGCTTCGACGTTGTCGATTTCGAGCACGCCCGCTTGCTTGAGCTTCTCGAGCGCAAGCCGCGTCGTGATGATCTTCACGCCCTTGTTGGCCCCAAGTGCACCCTCGACCGCTTGCACGGTCTTGGTCTGCTCTTCAGCGTCGGGCTTTTGGTACGCGCCCCAGCGCACCGAGAGGCTAGGCGGCTGCCACGGCATCTGCACTCTTGGTCGGGTCAGCGGCGAACCGGTCTAGGATCGGCTTTGCTTCGCGAATGCCGGGGACGCGAAGGTCGAGGCCGACCCGCTGCGCGATCCGAAGCTGCATGTTGATGCTCGGAATCAGGAAGCCGGACTCGAAGTCGTCGCGGTATTGGTCACAGCGGTCGTATTGCCGCGACTTCGTTTCCGCGAGTGCTTTTCCGCTCACGGCTCCCGCGAACTTGAACTGGGAAGGCTTCGGGAGCACGACCGCGAGCGCCTGTTCGATCTTCGAAAGCAGGTCGTCGCAGTGCTCTTCCTGCTCTTTCAGGAGGCCGGCCGGGAACGAGAGGTATTCGACTTTGGTCTTTTCGCTCGTGTAGCGCCAGACGAAGCCGGCGCCCTTCTTGCGAGCTGCTGGCGCTGCGCCCATGATCCACTCGCCCGTGCGTTTGCCGGGGTCACCGACGCCTTCGATGCCGCCCCGCTCCGTCGAGGGAACGATCGCGACGCGGCCCATTTCGGCCGTCGGGTTGTGAGCCGAGTCCACGCCGATTTCCACCGGCTGCGGCTCGGAGTTGAGCATGCAGTTTTGCTTGGTCGAGAGCGCGAGGTCGAGCCCCTGGATCTCGTCCCGGAGGTTCTCGTGAATGGCGCGACCGTCGATCTTGTTGACGGGAGCGCACCCGCGCATGAACGGGTACCAGACAACCGGGCAGAAGCCGAGGTTATGCGTAACGCTCTGGCTCGGGTCTTCGGTCCACTTCGGCTCCGCGCCGTCCTCGCGCGCATCAGCGGGCAAGAACGTCACGTCGCGCGAAGCGTCGATGACGCGCCGGTAGAGTTTGGCCTTGACTGTCCAAACCCCGTCGATCTTCACCTCGTCGAGGTACGGATAGCGGATCTCGAGGCTCGAGACCGCGCGGTCAGCGTCGAACTTTGGGTTCCCCCACTTGGCCGGAATCAGGTCCGCGAACGGCAGGCCGTTGCGGTGCCCGTGGATCCCGATCGCGGTGCCCGTGCACTGCGCGGTCGTGAAGGCCTCGCGGGAATGCGCCTTGAAGCGCGAAAGCTTGTGGTGCTCGACGAGGAAGCGGTCGAGCTTCTCGCTGTCGGCTTCGTTGAGGCCGCCTTCGAGATCGCCTTCGTTCTCGCCCGGCTTGCTCGTGACGGACGGGAAGCGACCTTCACCGAGCACGAGGTCGGTATTGCTAGAGCTCGCGATGTCGACGACCGGGTAGACGACGCAAGGGCGCCGTTCCCAGCGCGGGACTTCGAGCGGCCCGCCCGTCCACCAGTCAGGGCGGCCATCGTACTGACGACCGTCCACCCACGCTTCGAGCTCTTCAAGTCTCAGGTAGCGGGGCGAAACGTTCGCGGCGATCGCCTTGACGGCCTCGTCATAGCCTTCCGGGTCGGCCATCGGCTAGCGCTGCTCTTCCTGGCGATGGTTCGGCATGCGACCGAAGCGGCCGAGCGCCATGTAGCGAAGCGCGTCCATGGCGTGATTGTTTTTGTCTTCGGGCTTCTCGTCGAATGTCCCGTCGGAGAGTTTTTTTCGCCGGTAAAGGCCGAATTCTCGAATCAGATTCACGCAACGCGGCGAGACATACAGCCTCGCGAAAGTGCGAACGATTGGCTGGAACGCCGGCCCCGTCTCCTCGACCTTTCGGACGTGGAGAAGGTCCGCAACGCGCGCGATGCCGGCAAGGATGTCGTTATCGGTCTCGCCAACGTCCAGCCCCATGCCGCGGAGATCGCTGATGCGGTCCGGTCGCGATGGGTCCGGCCAGAACTTTCCGGGCAGCTTCTGCGCCCGCTCGTTCCAGACGTGATTCGGGGTCTCGGTGTCGTAGTGCTCGGACGTGATCCACAGCACCGCGTCGTCGCCGTGTCCCTGAACTCCGCCATGGAGAATCACGCCGGGATCAACCCAGCCGTGGTCCATTCCGTTCAGCGGCTCAGTCACGAGCCCGGGCGGCGGCTCCCTGACGTGGAACTTGTCGTCGAAGACGTAGACGAGGCCCTCGCCAGCGTCCGCGTTGGCTTCCCACTCACGCTCGAAGGTGGCCTTCGGCGTAGTTGCTCGAGCTCGAGCCACCGCGAGCGGGCTCACCGTTTCGGGAGCGTCGCGGTATGTCGCGTGGAAACTGTAGTAGCCGCGGAGAACCTCGAGCGTCGCTTGCTCTGGATCCTGCGGAAGATGCTCCGGCCATTCGTTGAGCTTCAGCCCGTCGAAGACCTGCCGGATCGCTTCGGCGGTCGGCATCGCGAGCGCCTCGTCGTCGCTTATCTTGCCATCACGCAGCCGCTCGCCCAACAAGCCAGCCTGGAGAGAGCGCCACCAAAGGCCGTGGCGGCCTCGCGTTGGCGTTCCCCCGAGCAGCTCGATCCCGAGCGACCACGGCTCCGAGAGCCACGGCACTGCTACGCCGTCGTAAACTTCGCAGTCGATGTCGTCGCACTCGTCGGCGGATAGAATGTCGGTCCGCATACCGCGCGCCGTCTTCGAACTGTGCGCCGCGGCCGGGAAGGGCTTCAGCCAGGAGCCACGTGGGAACGTTACGTGTCCGCGCTGACGGTCGAGCTTTCCTCGTAGAAAACCCCAGTCGCCGTCAGGGGCGAGCTCAGCTTCGATGCCCGCCCAGTGCACGTCCTTGAATTGGACGAGCGTGCTCATGAGGCATGTGACGCGGACGCCGCGAAACGGCTTCAGCGCGTTCAGCCGGAGCTTCCCCTCCCAGGCCGCTATCTGCATCCACCACTGCTGGCGGATGAACCATGTTTTGCCGACACCTCGACCGAAGCCGAGGAAGACCGACCGCCGCTCGCCGATTGCTTGCTGTGCTCTCCACTGCGGATAGTTCAGCGACAGGCCAACGTCATGCGCCGGCGCTGCCATCGTCTTCCGATTCGGCGATTCGTGCCGCGGCTGCCGGTGTCGGCGAAACCGTGATGTTCACGCTTCCGGGCGGCTGAATCACGCCGTCGCGCTCAGCCTCGTACTTTCGTCCACCGATGATGGCGGCGTAGACCTTCGCGAAGCTCGCGGCGTACTGCGGACCCGGATCCTGGAACGACACACGCCCGCCGTCGCCCGCCATGGCTTGCAAACGAGCCATGATTTTCTCGGGGTCCTTGTCGAGCCGCTCCATGCAGAGCTGCATCACGCAGACCGCCATCTGCTCGGCGTCCGGCTCGAGCTTCTCGCGTATACGTTTGCGAGCTTCTTGGAACTCGGGGTCGTCGAGCGCTCTCGCGCGAAGCTCGTAACCGGTGCCGATTGGGATGCCGGCGGCCTTCGCCGAGCCGGCTACGTTTCCCGTCACCAGGTAGTGCTTGCGGAAAGTCTGCTCTACGTCGTCGGGCGTTCTTGAACCCTGCACTGCTTCCGCTCTCCGCCCCGGCAGGCAACCGTGTTTTTTCCGTCTCGTCAGACGTCGCCGGTGTGGAGCGCATCGCTGCGCTTCAGTTGTCAGTCAGGCTCGGCGGTATGCCGGCCGTTCAATCTTCGCTCTGGAACACGTACTGCTCGAGCATCCGCTTCTTCCAAAGCTCGAACGCGATCAGCGCGTCCCGGTGCTGCCAGTATCCGGCCGAGCTTTGGCCGGTTGTCTCGCGATAGTTCACGAGCGCCACGAAACCGACGATCTCGCCGGTGCGGGCTTTCTTGGCCAGCGTCTCGAGGGTCTCTGCGACCGTCTCGTCCGTGGCTTGGTCAACGGCTCGAATCACCGTACCGCCAACCCTTCAATCTCCGGCGCTTCCTGCTCGACGGGCACTTCCGGAGTCGGCATCCGCCTCTCCGCCCGCTGCCGATGCCAGGCGCCGTAGGTGGGCGGCTGTTCGTCGGTGGCGGGTCGGGTGAGCTCATTCGCCCGGGCCCACATCGCTACGTGACGGGGCTCGACGACGACCATCAGCTCCAGTCCGGCCGCCAGTACACCGTGATCACGTTGAACCCTTCGTCGCGAACCTGGTGAAGTCGCCACTTGTCGCGGCCTTCACTCGGCGGCTCGCAGAAACTCTCCTCGAAGGCCTTGTCGAAGCGCGTTCCGGGCGGGAGGTAATAGCGTCTCGCGATCATTGGAATCACCAAGCTATCCACGCGCCTTCCGCCAGAGATCGAACACAACCGGTGCCACCATGACCACGCCCACGACCGTGAGGGCGATCTGGGCGGCGAGGTGGCGGAGTTTCATGCTCGCAGGCGTTGGGCTTCGCGGAAGAGCTGCTCGATGTTGGCGCGTCCGGGCCACGCGGGCCTAATCGTCGAGGGCTCGTTGTCGGTTTCGACGTCGAGGAGTTCGGCGGCCACTCGGCGGGCTTGACCCTGAGCTTGCCGGATGACTTCCGGCGGGCGTTGTTGTCGGCGGGGACGCATTCCGTGAGGGCCGCGGGTTCGCCGTGCCGTCGGGTTTGCCTCGGGCGGCCTGTCCGGAGTGTTTCGTCCGGGGACCGCGCGCGAGGCTCAAATAGTGATCAGTCGAAGTTGCGGCAGTTACGCGGCAGAGTTGCGGCGATCGATGGCTGCCATGGCGTTCAAGTACACCTCGGCGATCTTCTGTTTTTCTTCGACAATCCCGAGCCTTTGGTCGTGCTCGCGAAGTTTCGCGCCGTGTCCGTTCAATCGTTTTCTGTCCTCGTCCCTTTTGCGATGTAGGTCTGCCACCGACCTTCCTAGCTCGTGTAGGGAATCGGGGTCCCATTTTTGAAGTTCGTCAGCGGCCCGACTGCTCACGAACCACTCACCCCGGACCTTCTTGGAAATGCGTTCTCCGTTCAGTTCCTCGACGCGCCGGACCTTCCGGAGGACGTGCTCGCGCTTTCGCTTGCGTGTCATGCGATCGACGCGCGGGTTTGACTTGGCGACTACGTCCGCGAGCTCGAGCAGGGAAAGCCATCGCTTCACTGCTCAGCCTCGCTCGGGTCGTACACCGGCAAAAGGGCCCGCCGCTCGCTCAGGCGCCTCGGGTGGCGCGCTTGCTCTTTGGCGGCACGCCATTCCCGGTGGCGCGCCGAGCTCACCTCCAAGGCCTTCCTGCGCGCCGCGCCGATGACTCGCGAGTGCTTGCCCACGTTCGGATCCAGGCAGGCGACGATGAGCTTGCCTGCGTTCTCGCAGTGCACCAAGGCGAGCGCCGCGAATTCGCCGAGCTGAGCCTCCGTGCCGCGCCGCGTGTGAAATGCCGTCGGTTTGCTGGCCTCGATGGCCCCGAGCTTCTCGATGTCCTCGCTCGTGGGGCAGAAGTCCCGAGCGCCGAATCCCTCGTCGGAGCGCAAGGCCGCAGGCGGGGCCGTGTACCGCAACACGATGTCGGCCCAGCACTCAGGGCCGCAGATCCGGCGAGCTTCGCAAAGCCACCGGTGCTTCTCGACGCTCCCGACGACCGTCTTCCCCCAGCCGATTTGCTGGTCGGAATACAAGTCCGTGTTCGGTACGCCCGTGAACTGCCCACCGTGCTCCAGAACTGCGATCGTTCCGCCTGTCGTCCCGCGTTCGCCCATTGCCGAGTCGCCCATCAGGACGAGCCATTCGGCGTCCGCGTCGAAGTGCTCCTCGGGTGCTCGTCTGGGTCTCTTGGTTTCGGTCACCCCGGCCAGCGGGGTAGCGTCGCCATCGGCCATTGTGGTAAATGTCCTTTCGAGAGCCCGCAAAGCACTCGGAAGGCGCCGCCGTAACTGGCGGCGTTTTCGTTTCAGGTCACCGCGTCGGGCGCCTCCGGCCGTTCTCCCTGAACACACCCGAAATCCGGCGCCGTCTGCAAGTGCGCCGAGCCATTGTCGAAGTCAACGGCGAGAGCGAGAGTCTTCTGCCCCAGCGGGTTCGAAGAATGCGGCGACCTGTAGAACGACGATGTGACGCCGCAGGAGCCGGTCCGCGGGCTATTGGGGCCGCTGTAGTAGGTCCTCCCGTTTGTCCAATGCTTGCAGTCGCAGCACCGCACAACTTCGCTCACTTCCGCCGCCCCTTCGCCTGCGACAGCACACATCCCGCCAAACTCTTCGCCTCCGCCCTCGTCGGCACATAACCACCGAGCACCCGCTCAGCGAGCCGCACGAGGCGCTTGCTCGAGATCCGAGCCGAGTTCGCCTCGTCCGAGAGTGCCGCTCCGCAAAGCCGCCTGATGTCCGAATAGTCGAGCGTCAGAGTCCTAGGCGTGCCGAGCTCGCGTAGGGTCATCCGTTTCAGGACTCGCCGGGCGACGTTGGCTCGCTGGCGCCGAACTCGCGCGAGCTTGCCGCCTTCGATCAATATCGCCATGTTCAGCGGCAGCGCGGCACTTCTTCCCTCGACCGCTTGTGCCGTCAGGCTTTCGCGCAACGTCTGAAACGTCCGCTTCCGTGGTCTTTTTTTCATGGCGATTTTCCTTGCAACCAATCACGACGCAGCCCAGCGATGAACGCCGGATCTGGCCCATCCAGAGCCGGGCGACTCGGAATGCCTATTGAGTAGGCCGCTTCCGTGGTCTTGTAATCAGTCACGAGGAACCTCGCGACTCGTCATCGTCCGTGGTGTCCGGAGTCTGACTTTCCTGCTTCGACGGGAGCCCTCAGGCGGCGTTCCCTCCGCAGGCAGGCACCAGGGATTCCCAGGTGCTTCGAAACGTTGTTTCAAAACTTTCGCTGCGTTCAAGTCAGCATGGTCAGTGTGTCCGCAGCTCGTGCAAACGAAGCGCTCGCCGTTGCGAGACGCGGCATCAACCGCTCCGCACGCCGAGCACGTCTGCGAGCTGTAGGCGGCCGGCACTTCGACGAGTGTCCCGCCCGACCACGCGAGCTTGTAACGCAACATTTCGACGAAGCGGGACCATCCCGCTCCGAGGATGTGGCGCGCCAGACGACTGCGCGCCATGCCTGCAACGTTCAGCTTTTCGACGATCACCGTGCCGTGGTTCTTGGCGTAGTGATGCGACAGAACGTGCAGGAAGTGTTCACGTTGGCGCCTCACCTTTCGGTGGAGGCGCATGACCCGTACGCGGGCCTTTTGCTGATTCTTCGAGCCTTTCTTGCGGCGGGCGACGACGCGTTGGGCGCGCGCGAGGCGCCGGAGCGCGCGGTCAAGGTGACGTGGGTTCGCGACGAGGGAACCGTCGGAATCGGCGACGACGGACGCGATGCCGCGGTCAATTGCGACAACAGGCTCGGTGCGCGGCGCAGGCGTTGGCGCCTCGACCTCGCACATGATGGACGCGAACCACTGGTCGCCGTCGCGCCGAATCGTGCAGGACTTAGGCTTTCCCTCGAGCGCGCGGTGCTGGACGATATGCACAACGCCAAGTCTTGGGAAATGGAGCGAAGGCCCCTCGTGCCACCAATGCGTCGATCGCGCCTCATGCATGCTAGGGAAGTCGAGCGCCCGGCGCTTCCACCGCGGCGCGCACCCGAGGCGCCCGAAACACCGCTGCCACGCCTCGTCTAGCTTCGTGAGCAATGTTTCGCATGCTCCCCTTGGAACGTCAGCAAGCCACGGGAGAATGGCGCGCAGCTCGGTGAGCTCTTTATGCTGATCGAAACCGCTCGGGTAGCGCTTGTCTGTTCTGGCGAGTCCCATCAGGCGCTGCTCGTGGGCCAGGTTCCAGAGAAAGCGAAGCGCGCTCTCCCATGCCAGCAGGCGCTTCGTCTGAGCCTCGGTCGGATAGATTCTGAACCGGTAGCTCTTGAACGTTTTCATTTCGCCTCCGCCGCTCGGTCGGCGTTGATGTCGTTCGTCATGCTTTTCTCCCAATGCTGATCCGAAAAATACCGTTCAGCGCGCCGCAGATGAGCGCGAGATAGAAGAGCGTCCACCATGGGTGGCGCTCAGCGAAGGCGAGGAGTTCGGTCATGCTGGACAGCTCCCCGGCTCGTCTCCGTCGCCAGCGCACAGGTGGGCCCCTTGATGGTCCAGCGCGAGGTGACACGAGCCGCCACAGTCGATGCGGGCTCCGCACATGCCCTTCGCTACGTACTCAGGATCCGGGTCGTTCTCGTGGTCGTACAAATACCAATTGGTGAGCTGGCGCTCGGACGGGATGAAGATCGCCGCGCACGCCACGCATTCGTGCGCCTTGCCGGGGCCCATCGTGATGAGCCGCTTCGTGCCATCACGGGGATCGCACTCGGAGCAGAGACGGCCGCCGATCGCGCTCATGCCCTTCCGAACCTTTCGTCGAGGTACCGAAGAATCCCACGGGGGAGTACCCGCTCCCGAATCTCTTGCCCGTGCGCGAGCATGTAGTCGCGCGTTTCGTTGGCGGTGAGCTTCTCGAAAATCTCGTCGGTCAACTCGGTGATTCTGTCACTCGGCAGCTTCCCCTTCGCCGCCTCATCCCTCTTCCCCCACGCGTCGCACATCGAGCAATTCGCATTCGGTTCGGCGTGGATGGAGCAGGGTTTCGTGACGGAGCCGTTGCCTTGCGAGACGACGGGGGCGCCGCTCAACATGTGACCGAAGATTGAAGCTGGCGGCTTCTCGAATTCGAACGGAACGCTGGGGCCCGGCTTGGCCTGGTCCGCGGCTTGCGAGAGCGCTTCGAGTAGGTCGTCGTCGGGATCGTCGGTGGCGTCGGGATCCGCAAGCGGTATTGCGTACGGCAGCACCGCTCCATACACCGGCAGCGGGATCGGCTGCCATCCAAGGCTGGCCATAGACGCAACATCTTCCGCTTCAGTGGCGCTCGGCTCCCACGTCTCGGTCGTTCCGTTCGGAAGCTTGTGCTCGAGGAAGAGTGATTTCATCGTTCCGGCGTCTCCCATTCCGGTTGGTACGCCGGGCACGTTCGCTTGTGGACGTTGCCGGTCTGTTCGAGCGGGTCGCAGTTGCACTCAATGAGAGCGTCGAGCGCATTGACAACCTCGTTCGGCACGAAGAAGTAGCCGTCGTGCGTCGCGATATGCGCGCCCTCTTCGGTGACACGTACGCAAGACTGCCCGCTCGCATCGTCTGCATAAAAACCTTTCTCGTCCTTGCAGATTTCCCAGCCCTTGATTTTCACGTCGATCCCTTTCTGGTTTGCCGGCGCATCTCTTCGCGCGTTGAGCAGGCGAGGGAGAGGAGGCAGAGCGTGAGGATGGGGAGGTTCATTCTGCGGCCTCTGGTCTTGTGAGCATTCTCGCGTACCGCGCGATCCGAGAACGCGGGTCGTCTATCAGCGCGCGCTCGATTTTCTTCACGTGGTGCATGACCGTCGTGTGGTCGAGCCGGAACATCCGGCCGAGCTCTGGGTAGGAGAACCCGTACAGGCGGCGTGTGAGCCACAGGGCTAGGCCGCGTGCCTCGGCAAACGAACGGCTACGGTCGACGCTGAGCACGTCCTCGGGCGAGGCCTCGAACATCAGGCCGGCCGTCTTGGCCATGGTGTAGGCGAGTTTCTCCCTGGTCACTGGTACCTCGATTCGTCCGCGAAGTCCCCGAGCCCCTCGTACTCGTTTGCGAGGTTTGCGAAGGCGGTCGACGAAGCCAGAAACGCGAGCCGCGCGGTTCCGGTTTTGCCGTCTCGATTCTTGGCAACGATCGTCTCCGCGGTTCCCTTCCACTCGGAGTCGGCGTGGTAGTAGTCGTCGCGGTAGAGCAGCGTAACCGTTTCGGCGTCCTGCTCAATGCTGCCGGAGTCTCGAAGATCTGAAAGCGTTGGCCGCTTGTTCTTGTTCACGCGCGACTCGACGCCACGATTGAGCTGCGAGCAAGCAATGATGGGAATGTCGAGCTTGCCTGCCAGCGTCATGATGCCGCGCGAAAGGCGCGAAACTTCCTGCTCACGGCTCTCGCCGTCCTGCTTTTGGCCGTTCAGGATTTGCAGGTAGTCCACGACCCCGAGCGCGAGCCGCTTTCCCTTCCGACGCCAGCGCGCATCCTGTTCGATGAGGTCGCCTCGGATGTCGGCGAGCGTCGCTCCCGGCCGATACGCGAACGTGAGCGGCAAGCCGTCGAGGAGCCGCCGCGCCGTCGCTATCTTGTCCCAGTGCTCACGCGTGAGCCTGCCCCCGCGCATGTCCTCGACGCTCACGAGCGATACGACCGCGAGCGCGCGCCTGACGATCGCCTTCCTGGGCATCTCGGCAGTGATGAACGTCACGGGCTCACCGCGCCGAGCAATGTTGATGGCGGCTCCGATGCAAAAGGCCGTCTTGCCCATGCCGGGCCGCCCAGCCACGACGTGCATCTTGCCGCGCTCCCAGCCACCGAGCGCGCTCGCGTAGTCGCGCCAGCCTGGGTCGACGCCGCTGAAGGTCTTAGTCTCGCACCGCTCGCGGATCTCGTCACACACAGGGCCGAGGTCTTCCCCGACATCGACCGCCGGCTCGTGGCCGGGGCCGCCCGTCGCGAGCTCGACCAGTGCCTGCGCGCGCCCCTGCGCCCATTCTCTGGCGTCTTCGACGGAACCGTAGCCATCCGCCGTCATGAGCTGCGAAAACGCAATGGCGCGCCGCTGGAGTGACTTGTCGGCCACGATTCGCGCGTGCGCCTCGACGTTGGCGGTCGCGGGCGTCGAGTCCGTCAGCATCCCGAGGTACGAGGCGCCTCCCACGGCTTCGAACTTGCCTTTGGTTCGGAGCCGCTCGGCCACGACCACGACGTCCACCGGATCCCCGGCGTCGTCGGCCTCGAGAATGGCCTCGTAGACGGACCGGTTCGCGTGCGCGAAGAAGTCGGCCGGCGCGAGCGCTGGCCGGACCGTGTGCACGAGCGCCGGAGCCATGAAAAGCGCCGAAATGACCGCCGCCTCGGCGTCGAGCGAGTGCGGCGGGACGCGCGCGGAACCGTCAGCCACCCGGCACCGCCTTCGCGAGCTCTTCGTGCGTCCGGCGGACGATCTCGGCGTTGTCGGCTAGCCGTCGGTCACGGGCTGCGATTTGCTCCTGGGTAAGGGCTGACCGTGGAGCGTCGACCAATGATGGCTGCCGGATCACCGGATCGCGCGTAGGCCTGGCGTTTCGGTACCAATTCCGCGCCACCCCGTCGGCATCCTCGCGCTTCGGGTTGAATTCATGGTCGCGCAGCTTGGCCGTTTCGAGCTCGAAATCGACGCCGCGCGCGAGACAAATCTCGCGATGTTCCTCCTTCGGGACCCAGTCGGCGGGGATCTTTTTCCAGAGTTTCGGGCGAGCTTTTGAAGCAGGCTGTGGTGCTTCGGCGGGTGGTTCCGCGCGCGCACCTACTCTGTCAGATTTAGAAGAGCTAGGAGTCTTGGAAGAAGAACCGGAATCATCCTGATAGGTTAGATCAGGACCTGCTTGACCCGTGCTTGCCGAAGCAGAACCCGAAGCACCAGGGTTTGCTTCGGCGTTGCTTGACCGAAGCACTGGCTCTTGCTTCGGCGAAGCAGAACCCGAAGCAGCGCGGCGTGCTTCGACACTCCGTTGGCCACCAAGACGGCCCGCCTCGGACTTCGAGAGCGGCCGAACTGGTCCCTGGTGTGCCGCTCCGGTCGCCTCGAGTTCAGCCTCGGTGAGGAGATCGTGGACGATGTAGCCGCCCTCGCAGGTTTCGAGCACGCCGGACTTTCCGAACCGAGCGCCGCACTCCACGAGCTCCCGAGCGAGCTTCCTCGCCATCGTCGTGGTGCCGGCGTACTCCTTGACCACGAACTCTGGCACGAAGGCCGATTTGGAGTGCTGGTTGGCCCACAGCACCAGGCGCACCCCGAGCCGGTACGCAAGCGGGGAAAGGGCGAGCCACTTCGGGTGGTCCCGCATCGCTGATTCGAGGGTTGCTCTGCTCATGACACCCCGGCTTCGGCTGCCATCTCGTCCGCGCTACCGGGCAGGAATGCATCCGGCCGGCACCGAGTTTCGATCGTTCTAAAAAGCTCAAGAGACGGTCGAAACCACTCACCCCTTGGTCTAGTTCTGCTCATACTGAATTGCATATGAAGCTCGCGCTCTATGTCCCGAGCCTCGCCAGCGCTGGTGACACGGATCACCCCGAGCAGCGAAAGCCAGTACGGATTGGCCGTCTGAAGCTCCTTCAGGCGCGCTTCGGGATTCGCCGCGATCCCTATTTTGATCGGCCCATCGCCGAAGCCAGACTGGATAAAATAAATGAAGCACTCGAGTTTCACCTCGGCCACCCGTTCCTCTCAGCCTGGTTCTCCCCGGCAACGATCTCATTCTGAACGGCAGCAACGCCTCTGCTCAGAATCGAGAGCTCCACAGCGCGCCGCGTGTCCTCCGGAGTTTCTCCAGTTACGCGCGCCATCCTTTCCGAAAGCTCACCGATGAGCACCACGAGCGTCGGCGGGACCACGATGACTACGGGTGGAGTCTCTTTAGCTGGTGCGTTCATTACGATTTCTCCGCGCGGCTTCCCGCCGCCTCAATCCGAATCACCGTCCCCTGCTCGCGTCGAGGCACCCGCCGCCGCTCGACGTTCCACGTGATGCGGTTGTCTCCGTCGTCGACGCCGATGAAGTCCGCAACGCCATCGCGTACGTGCTTCATGCTCGTAACTGCCTGGTCGGAATCAGGCCACCCCGTCGAGCAACGGATGAGCGTAACGACGAGCGGAAGTCGCGGCTGAGCGAACTTCAGCTTCAGCGCGTCGCGCACCATGATGCGCTCGTGCTTGGCGATACGCTTCTTCGTGCCCCAATGAGCGCGACTGTTCATGTTCGTCTTCGGGACGAGGCCGGGAATGCGGAGCTCGATCACTTCACCACCGTCAGCTTTCCACCCGCCCGCCTCTCAATCCGAATCTCCCCCACCTCCTGCACGCAAATCGCCCAATCCTCGAGCGCTCGCGACCACCCAGGCGAAAACCGCTCGCGCTTCTCGTACCAGTCGAGCCGGTCGGACGCGCGGGTTAGGCGCTCTTCGGCGGGGGAGCCGAGGCAGGTTGAGAAGCGCTGGCGGGGGAAGGGGAGGAGTTTGCCCATTAGCCGACCTCCTGAAAAAGCGACCGCTGCTTCGGTGGCTCGGCTGCTCGGAGCGACTCACGCGGGAGGAATTCGCGCCCCTCGACGTGGTGAAGGCGAGCACGAGCGATCTCGACGTAAGGCTCCTCGTCTGTGTTGTTGAGCTCGATCCCGATGACGCGGTAGCCCTCGAGCAGACCAGCGATCATCTCGCCGCCGGAGCCCGCGAACGGAACGAGCAAGAGCGGTTTCAGCCCGCTTTTCTTGAGCGTCGGACGAGCCAAGCGCGCGAGCCACCGGTCAAGCTCGATGCTCTTCTTCGTTGGATGGATGTTGCGGATCCCGCCCGTGCGCCCGGAGCCGGTACGCGGGTTGTCGAGGCGCGCCTGCCCGTCCTCGCTATCGGTCGCCTCGGCTCCTGAGCGGGCGCGGAAGTTTTGGAGGCCGGCGTCCGTTTCGGAACGTGCCGGCTTGGCGGTGTAGAGGAACGGCGTGAGGTCGTCGAGTTCGGTCCAGTCGAATTGCGGGAAGTAGCGGGCGGCTGAGCCAGAGTCGTGGATAGCGGACGGCATCCTACGGAACCCCCAGGAGCCACTTTGATCCAGCGGCTTGCCGTCGCCACCGTGGGGCTGCGTCACGCTCTCACCGCTCTGCTGCGCGAGTTCCCGCACCGGACACCCATCGACGCATTCCCACACGTCGACGCTCTCCGTTTCATCGCGACGAGTTCCGGGCATGGGAGCGAAGCTCGTCGCACCCTTGTCGGCGTAGCGCTTATCTGCTGAGGGTTCGCCGTCGCGGCCGTTCGCATGCCGGACCCTGCTGACCTCGGCGCCCGTGAAGGCGCTCGGCTCGGTTGCGCGGTTCGGGGTGTCCCACGTTGGATGGGCGGGGACGGAAGACACGCCGACTTTCCGGCACTCCGGCGAGTGCTGTAGCAGGCAATTCGGCGGCCATCTTCCAGCGTCGAGCCCGGCGAGGTACGGCTCGAGTGACGCCGGTCCATTGTTGAAATCGCTGTAAGCGGTGCGCCCTGAGTTTTGGTCATGGCACGCGCGTTGCGCCGCCGCCGCCGCCGCCTTGTCTCCGTCGTTGGCAAATCCAACGCGACAACCGTCAACGTTCAGCCCGCCGCACCCCCACTTGAGAAGGTTCTCGGCGAGCGTCCCGTCGAGCGGCTTTCTCGCGAGCACGATCGGCTCGAAACTTGGTTTGAGCGCGGTGCCGTAGCCTCTCCATTCCGTCGCGGGCTCCGTCGCGGGCTCCGTCGCGGGCTCCGTCGCGGGCTGGTGTCGCGTCGCGCCGCTCTGAGACTGGCCGGCATCGCCATGGCCCGGGCATTTCTCGCCTCGCATGATGTACGAGCAGGCGGACGAGCCAGGCCCGACTACCCGCGACTCGACGCCGAGGTGAGCATCGAGCGCCTTGCTAGCGTTCAGGCTCTTCGGAAACCCCTGCCCATGCACGAACGCGAGAATCGAATCCCGAATCTCGAACCCGCCATCCTCGATCGCACACGCGATCCGGTGGTAAGTCCGAGTGCCCCCGAACGCGAGCAAATGCGCGCCAGGCTTCAGCGCGCGAAGCACGAGCGCCCACGTCTCGGGGCGCATCGCGACGTCGCCACCGTCCCACGATTTGCCCATGAATCCCTTGGAACCGATCGCGTGCCGCCCCTGCGGCTTGCTCGGATCGTTCGTGCGCGGAGACCCGTTCCGCGAGACGCTCGTTAGGTGGTACGGCGGATCCGTCAGGCACGCGTCAAAGACGCACTCCGGCAGCGACGGGAGAACGTCGAGGACGTCGCCGTGGACGAGGCAGAACGTCGCCTCGTCGGCGAGCACCTGGTCGAGCGTTCCTTCGCTCATCCCGCCCGCCTCCCCGCGAACCAGAGGCGGGACGTGGCGGCCAGACTTTGGCCAGAAAGCAACCGGAACAGCGCCGAATGACCGCTGTAGCCTGGCCTAATCCCCGGCGTTTTCGATCGCCCTCGCCCCAGTCCCAATCCAGCTGAGCTACGGGCGCATTTCAATAAATCGGCTAAATTCTCAAGTTCCGGCTCACAGGACCCAACTCGCGTCCAGAGTCTAGCGCTCTTCCCTGCGCATTCCGTTGGCGAGCTCTGCTGCGAGCCCGGTGACTTCGGCGTGAGGCCTGAACCATTCGCCGCGAATCCTGTGCCGCCTGAGCCCGGAATGCAAGCACCTCTCGAGGGCCGGGCCGCCTGGAATTGCGCACAACAGGTAAAGGCGAACCGGGCTTCCCGCTTGAAGCTGCGAGAGCCTGACGCCAGCTCGCCTGCTGTAACCGATCTTGATCGCGCCGCGATCTCCCGACTGGATGAAGTACACGAACGATCCGGAGTGGCCACCGATCCACACAATCTCGTCGGTGTCCTCAATCTCGGCGTCGACGGTGAGCTTCTCCTTTGCGCCGATTTCGTGTCGCAGCTTGGCTTCGTGTGCAAGCGCGAGCCTGCGTGGACCGCGAACGATCCGTTCGTGCTGCTTCTTGTTTGCGAAGGCGATGACTCGAAATCTACCCTTTCCGCGTTCGTAAATCGGCATGCTTGGCTTCCGCTAGGCTCGGGCTGAGGTTGACAGCATTCCGTGCTCGATCGAGCTGTCCGGGCAAGAGGTGCGCGTAAATCTCCGTGATCCGCGTGTGGCTCTGCCCGAGCACCTTCGCGAGCAGGAACATGTCCGGCACGGCGGCGAGGAAGTGGCTCGCGAACGTGTGCCGCAGCTGATGCGGTCCGCCCGTGAGCTTCGCCGCCTTCGTGACCCGGTACCAGAGCTTGCTGGGAAAGTACGCGAGCCCCCCGCCCCATCGGTGCGGAAAGACCCAGCGCTTGTCGCGCCTCTCTCCCGAGAGGATCGCCCGGACGGCGTCCGACATCGGCACCTCGCGCGGGAGCCCGTTCTTGGGCTGCCAGTGCGGATTGCTGGGGATCCGGATGAGGGAGGCGTCGAAGTCCACCCAGTCCCACTCGGCCGCGATGGCCTCGCCCTTCCGGCAGCCCGTGTTGGCGAGGAAGATGAGCGCCGGGAGAAGCTGCGGCGCGATCTTGCGGCACGCCTTCCAGAGCCGCTCGAGCTCGTCGGTCGTGAACGCATTGGCTCGCGGCTTCCCGCGCTCCGGCAGTCGCTTCCACTTGAACTCGGGGATCGGGTGCCCCATCTCGCGCCCCCAGCGGAGCAGCGTCCCGAGCGCCCGGAGCTCGTTGTTGA